CTTATCTAAATGATTTTTTAAAGTTTTTACACTTGCCATTTTCGTTGGGTATTCCTTGATTACCAACTTGCCATCAATATCCTTAATCTTTTCATATATTTCATCTTTCTTATCCATCAAATCGTTAAGTTCGATGCCTGTAATGCAACTATCATAACGACCAGCAACAACAGTATCAAGCAGTTCTAAAGTGTAGTGAACGACATTGTGCCCTTCTTGAATGGCTGTGGCTCCTATGTGAGTAAGGACCATTGATTTGCCAGCACCAGTTGGTGCGATTACGACACCAAGCTCTCCTTTACCGAGACCCTTTTGGGAGATCCTATCCATTTCATCCCAGCCAGTTGAAATCGGGTTTCTGGTTTTTATCAAAAACCGTTCTTCAAAATCTTTGATCCATTCATATCCATGATCATTGCTTGCGCCAAGCTTCAAAGCATCATTGATAACTGAACTGATTTCATCAAAAGAGGATTGTTGGAGTAAACTAATCGACTTCACCATAGCTTCTTTCAATTTTTGTTTTCTACAAAAATCAAGAGAAGTATCTTTAATATACTCTTCACCATCAACGTCACTCTTGTGAATGCGAATAATATATTCTTTGATTTGTTTCTTTAAGATTTCATTCTCATTCTCGAAATCTGTTTTAAAGATCGTAACGAGATTTTGATATGATGGATGTGTCTTATACTTTTGCCTATATCCAAAAATCTTTCTGACAAGAGCACGAAGATATTTGAATTCAATAAACTCAATATCCAGCACCTCTTCAAGTTGGTCAGCAAAAGTTCTCTGTTCAACAATAAGTTGAACTAAATCCTCTTGAAATGATTTTCCGAATTTTGAGAAGGTTAATTCATTTTGCCCTATCACTTATATCCTCTCCGATGTTGAGAAATTATTATACCCGATCTATTTTTTATTTTCAAGAGAAATCCGTTTGCATATTTGAAAAAGTGAATCCCAATTATAAGTACCAAAACCGTCTTCCATCATCATCTTCGTCATTTCGGTCTTATTAAATAGGTACTCTTCATTATGAATGTTGTATTTAATTTTTCTTTTTCCTTGGGGAGAAATAAAGGGAGAATAAAGCTGCATGATCTTGTAGTTCTGTTCGATTAGTTCTTGACCATCTATCACATTTTGATAGATCTTCAACTTTGAATCAACATTCTCGCAGTGATCGATGACTTCTTGAATTGTGTGTGGTTTGTCTTCAACCAGAAAGGGAAACCGCTTTTTCACTGTCGCAAGACCGACTGATTTAATTCCTGGTAAGTTGTCACTTTTATCGCCAGCCATAGCGCGGGCAAGAGCAAAGTTATATGGGTGGATACCATATTTTTCAATGATATCATTTTTGTTTAATGTTTCTTTCTGCGTTGGTCTGTGGAGAATGGTGTTGCTATTTAGAATTTGAAAAAAGTCCTTGTCATTCGAAACAATCACTACTTGATTATCAGCCACACTGGTGAAATTACCAACATAACTTATGAGATCGTCTGCTTCAACGTCTTCAACCATAAGCTGAGTAACGGGCAACTGGTTAAAATATTCCATCAATCTCGTCTGCTGCCATATCTTGTTTGAAATTTCTTCGTTCTCAGATAAATTACGAACAGAGCGATTCAAGCGAATCGGAGAGCGACCAGCTTTGTAGTTCTCATTAATTCTTTTTCTTCGTCGAGAACCCCCCGCTCCATCCCAACAAAGCACAATTTGATCTGGTTTGATATCACGGGCAAGCTTCTGTAAGATTCCCAGAGAACCCTTAATACCACCAATTGGCTGTCCGTTTGTCGAAAGGGAGGGGTTTACAATGTATGCCCTGTAATACATGTTCAGGACATCGATTATCATAGTTCTTTTCATATCATCTCCATACAAAAAACCCTCACCTGGCATAATACCAAGTGAGGGCTTAAAAGTCAAGGCTTATCTCAACTATTCTTCGGTGCTGTAGAAGTCCGACGCATTACCTTCTCGATTATCAAACTTTTTAATAATCTCTTCATCAATGATTTTGATGATTTCTTCCTTGAATGAAGGATCTTGCATCTTTTCCTTCCACTTGCTTGGTTGAAATTTAATTTCACCATTCCCTGTGTTGAGAGTATACCAAGCACCAGAGTTAGTCAGCTTGCTTGAAACCTTAATAGCATCAAACAGGCTTTCATCATCCATGATTCCAACCCCATCACCCCAAATGATCTTGAAATTGCAAGTCCGTCCTTGGGTGCCGAACCTTGACTTTTCCAATTTCGCTTTGACCTCTGAGCCAATACGAAATTCGTTATCGTCTAAAACAAAAGACGATTTCGCTTTCCTACCAGTTAACCAAATACGCAATGAATATGCATAAGTCATTGCCTTACCGCCCGGTGTTACATATGGTGTTGTCATAGCAACAATATGAGCATTTGGACCACTAGTAATGTTTGTTTTCAACTGATTCAAAACTAAAAACGTTGACTTAGCATTTGCAATTGGGACAGTCAATTTGGACATCCCCTTAGCAAGGACACGCGCCTTCACAGCCATTGAAGAGTTGGGATTAAAGTCACCCTCAACATCCGAAACTGCTGGCGTCAAAGCCAAGGAATCCCAAATAAACAACATTCTATTTTCGTTTGATTCAAGCAGCGATTCAATGGTTTCTAAAACAAACTCCACCGTTGTTGCCTGGACGTATATCATTTTAGATATGTCACACCCAGCTTGTTTCAAAAACTCAGGATCAATTGCTGATTCAGCATCAAAATACACAACATCAATGCCCATTCGTTGAGCATTTGCTGCAATTTGTGCAGCCATATAAGATTTACCAGTTGATTCTAGACCAGCAATCTCGATAACTTTTCCAACTGGAATACCTGCCCTTTTTCCTCTACAAATAATTGCATCGAGCCATGTTGAGCCAGTTGGGATCCAATCAGACACCTCAGTTGGGTTGTCTTCCTCTAAGTTGTGCGCTACCTGCATACCTGCCTGTTTATTGATAAGCTGACGCATTTCATCAACAGACATTTTACCTGCGACGTTTCTCTTTCTTTTAGGCATAAAATTCTCCTAGAAAAAAAAGAGGGGAACCTACTTTAGACTTAGTGTTACCTAGAATCTAGTTCGGTTCCCCTCTATTCACCCCATTGCTATGCGCTCAACAATTCGTCAAACGATTTTTCAATGGAGCTGCCCCCACCCTCATTGTATTTTTCAACATCGGGAGAGTCTTCTGACTCCGAACCAACAATATATTGGTTCAAGATCTCTTGAACTTCAGTGGTAGACTTTCGTTCAAAGAGGGTGGAGAATTCAGGGATGTTGTCCAGAAGGCTCTGGATCGTGTTTTCATCCTCGTGGAGGGCGGTTTTCATAGGTCGAACTCGAATCTTTGTTTCGGGAAACAAACGTCCCGCTGATCGACCATAAGTAAGGCGGATATCGTTCCCCTCCATCACATCCGTGATGTCCCCATAATCAGGGTCAAACAGGATATTCAGAAGTTGTTCGTAAATGGTCTTACTGTAACCATAAACACGAGGACCGGAAGCCTCTTGTCCACGAACAATTACAGGTGAAAAGAAACGCTGCTTCGCGAACAGTTTCTTCGCCTCATCACCAGCACCAGGGACTCCATTTTGTCCTTCGTTCCAAAGATTGGACGCGAAGCTACAAATTGGACAGTCATCCCCGAAATTGCGCTTGGGGCACATAACGGAATTGTTCTTTCCATTAATGTTCATGTAATGGAAATGATAATCCTTAAACGGATCACCATCTTCTGTTGATAGGATGCGAATAGTTTGTTCGCCTTCCTGCGGCTTCCAAAAAGCAGAAGAGCCTCCACTACCATTGCTCTTCAGATCAGCCAACTTCTTCTTCATTTTGTTAAGATCTAGTGCCATTAGTTCCTCCTTTAGGCGATGTTGAAATTAGAAACAGTATAAAACATTTTTTTAGATTTGTAAAGATTTTTTTTCATTTTCTCGATACTGAATTAGAGATGCATTCGCCACACAATAAACATAGTTTTCTGGATAATCTGTGGAGAACACGCCATACGATACATCTATTTCTTCTTTATCAGCTATGTTTTCAGTAATCCTCCTCATGAGCGTTCCGTCAGATTTAAGCTTCTCCTCATTAATAGCAAAATAATACCTTATTTCTCGAATGCTGTCAAGAGGAAAAAACAATTTTTTTTCATCATCTAAACTTGAAACCCCGATTGTTGATATTCTGGTTTGTTCTCTTGGTTCCGAGAAATTGTCCACAACAGAGTCTACATTATTAAACACATTAATCATGTGCATTGTGGAAACAATTAATTCATTCAATCTATCGTTGTAACCTATAATCGGAACATTTCCAAGAATATTTTCTAATTGAGGGTTGGAAATTAGGAATATTCTTTTAAAGGCACCAGAACGTGTATATTCTTGCAATATGTAATATGTTGCCCTCTCTTGAAGCTTTTTGTCCCCAGAAAGCAGCGTAAGATCTGGTTCGACGTACAATATGTTCAATTCACAATGTCGTATTTGACTCAAAGCAGAGAGAGCCATACCAGAGATGTTCCCTGAACCTCCGACAATAAAAAGAATCTTTCCTTTAATAGGGTGAAGGAATGAATTTAAATCAGGCGTATTGGCTTCATACTCTTGATGGCTATTCTGCTTTGTTACAGAAAGCATGTTCGCATCTTTTCTAGTGCCCGTATATGCACCTTCATCAATTTTATAAATCTTATATTGCGGGTATT